ATTTAATCCTGATAACCTACAAACATCATTCGGGCAAGACTTTGGATTCTCAATAGACCCGACCACGCTAGTAGAAGTAGCCATAGATAAGAATAAAAAGCGCATCTATATTAAGGAGCATCTATATAAACCTAAGCTAACGACTAGCGAGATAGGGCATATTAATAAGCGAATATGTGGCAAAGGTTTAATCGTAGCAGATAGCGCAGAGCCTAGACTAATTGCCGAGCTTTCATCTCAAGGTTGTAATATAATAGCAACCGAAAAAGGAGCTGGAAGTATTACCGCTGGCCTTGCACTTATGCAAGACTATGAGCTAATTATAGAACCTAACTCCCAAAACATTGGAAAAGAACTCAACAATTACATTTACTCAGATAAAAAATCTGGGCTTGTGGTCGATAACTTTAACCACGCTATCGATGCCATACGTTACAACGTCTTCTACCAGCTATCTAATCCGAACAGCGGTAAGTATTTTGTCTACTAATACAAAAAACAACAATTAACGTTTATACAATATGAAGCTAGAATTAACAATTCCTACGCAACTAAGTGAGATTAAGCTGGCTCAATACCAAGCATTTCTCAAAATAGCTGAGACAAACGAAGACTCGGAGTTTTTGCACCAAAAGATGGTGCAATATTTCTGTGGGGTAGACTTACGGGACATTGCCAACATTAAGCACAAGCAAGTAATGGAAATTACGGCTTCAATAAACGAGATGTTTAAAGTGTCTCATAAGCTTATCCCTAGGTTTAAAATGGGAGGGGTAGAATTTGGATTAATTCCAAACTTAGAAGAGATGACCCATGGAGAGTTTGTTGATTTGGATACCTACATAAGCGACTGGCAAGAAATGCACAAAGCTATGGCAGTACTATTTAGACCAATTACAAAGAAGGTAAACGATAAATACCAGATAGAGGATTATAACGGTTCAATTACTTATAGCGAGGTAATGAAACACGCACCTATCGATGTAGTTCTTGGAGCTACGGTTTTTTTTTATCATTTAGGGAACGAATTAATGACCAGTACGCTGACTTATTTGGAGGAGAATCCACGGATTCAGAGTTTGATGAGCAAGCACAATTTGGAAAACGGTGGGGATGGTATAGCTCTCTCTATGCTCTCGCTCAGGGAGACGTTAGAAGATTTAGTGAAATATCAAAATTACCTCTAAGGCAATGCCTAACATATCTAACTTTTGAGAAACAAAAGATGGATTTAGAAATGAAAATGATTAAACGCGCAAGCAAATGAACGGATACTATTACGTCGTAAACACATTAAAGGATTACTTGAAGTCAAACGATTTCATTAATACCGTAAGCATTGGAGACATCTTCGGGATTGACTTAAACAAGCAAACCATTTTTCCGCTTGCACATATCATAGTTAACAATGCGCAACTTGCAGAAACGACCACGTCTCTAAATATATCAATTCTATTCATGGATATAGTAGACGAAAGTAAGGCTGAGATTACAGATATTTGGGAAGGCAATGACAACGAGCAAGACGTGCTAAATACACAACTTGCTTTGGCTTCTAAGCTAACTGCTGACCTAGTGCGAGGATATTTGTACTCTAATTTAATTCAGGTTATTGGACAACCTGGCGCTGAGCCATTTATGGATAGATTTGAAAACAAAGTAGCAGGATGGACTCTAACGTTTGACGTTACTATCCCGAATGACATGACACTTTGCTAATGGAATTAAGTGAAACCCAAGCAACGATTAAGAGGTTTAGGGATTATGTAGTCTCTCAGTCTAGGGCAAACCTTACTAGAGGTCGGAAAAACTTTACAAAGTCTCTTTATAATAGCATAAAGGGAGAAATAGTAAGTGAAGGTAATTATACCATAGTAGGCTTTTTGATGGATGAGCATGGAGCTTACCAAGACCAAGGCGTTAAGGGAGCTAATAGCTCAGCAAGAGCGCCGAAGAGTCCATTTAAGTTTGGCAAAAGTAGAGGAAGCAAAGCGAGTTCAAATGGTCTTTCGTCTGGGATACGCAAGTGGGTAGAGGGTAGGAAGATACAATTTAAGAATAGAGAAAATGGCCAGTTCTTAAGCTATAAATCCACTGCCTACATTATTTCTAGGAGTATATTTAACAAGGGCCTAAAGCCTAGTTTATTCTTTACTAAGCCATTCGAGAAAGGATATATGAAGTATATTGATATTGATTTGATAAAAGCATTTAGCGTAGACGTTGACACGCTTGTAGATTATAACTTAAATAAGAAATGATAATTAACGCTAGAAGCCCTTACATTATTACCGTAAACGAGGCAGGACAAATAGGCTCATTAGTTCAATTATTTATTGCAGCTGGTGGTTCTGCACTACCGGGAACTGCAACCTATACTTTATCTAAACGCTCACCGTCTGCCACTCAATTACGTAATGATTACAATATCTCTCAGTATTTAAAAGAATATATAAATACTATTTCACCTGCGGATAATTCAAACACTATTTTTTCAAAAGTAAGAGTTATTTCGTATAAAGAAAATACACCTGGAGATTATACAACTGTTGTAACATCTGATTATTGGGCTGTAAATGGATATACATTATATACCGATGGATATAATAAGACAGACCCTAGCGATTTATTTATTTGCCTTGCAAATCCTAACATAGAAATTACCTATGAAGAGGGTATTGGTTCTTCTAAATATCCATTTATAAATGCTTTAGTAGATTTCACAGCTAATGGGTCAAGTAAAGTAGACGTATCCTATAAGGATATGAACGGACGTAACGAGGTAGTAGTTTCCTACGATACAAATACAATATCAGCTTTAAAGATTCCAGTTCGAACTACTTCAGCTAAGTTTGACCAAGGTAATACGGTGACTTTAAATTGGAAACCCGAAGGCACTACGGTAGGCATTTCCAAAACGTTTACGGTAACTTCAATCTGCGAGCCAAAATATACACCAGTGCAATGTCAATTTATAAACCGATATGGAGGCTGGCAATTCTTAACTTTTTTTAAGGCTAAATCAGAAACGATAAATGTCATGGGTACATCTTATAGTGTTTTGCCTGATTCAGTTAATTACAATGTAAAGAAAGGGCAGTCTGGCTCATTTAATATTAACGGCAAGCAAAGCATTAAATTAAACACTGGATTTGTTAATGAGAATTACAAAGAATTAATCCAGGACTTGCTACTAGCTGAAACGATTTTATTAGACGATGTGCCAGTACAATTAAAGACTCAGTCGACTGATATTAAAACTTCCTTAAAAGATAGAAATATTAACTACGAAATGGAGTTTGATTACGCGTTTAACCTTATTAATAACGTAATTTAATGATAGTAGTAGGGGTATATATTTACGACGAAGAGGGCAAGGCTAGGCGCATCGAACTATTTAGCGATGAAAAGATTAGTGTGACGTCTAGCGTTCAGGATATAGCCGATATATCCAAAACGTTTACAGACTTTAGTCAATCGTTTACGGTTCCAGCTACTACGAATAACAACTCTATCTTTAAGCATTGGTATGATAACGACGTAGACAATGGGTTTGACGCTAGAACACGAAAGGATGGATTCATAGAGCTAGATACTATACCTTTTAGATTTGGTAAAATTCAACTCGAAAAGGCTCAATTCAAAAATGGTGAATTAGACAACTATCAAATTACTTTCTTTGGCGCAGTGGTATCGCTTAAGGATAAATTTAATAGTTTAAACCTTAAGGATTTAGATTATTCAGTTTTGGATTTTAATTACAATGGTGTTAGCGTAAAGGATAGAGTAGAAGGTTTAGTTAACTCAAGTGTTAAATTTCCTTTAATTAGCTCCAAAAAAGTTTGGCAATGGAATACTAACGGAGCCGTTGAACAGGATTGGGATATTTCTAAAAGTGCAACACCTATATATCACACGGATTTATTTCCTGCGGTTAGAGTTTCTGCAATCTTTGACGCAATAGCTTCGAAAATTGGAGTTACATTCTCGGGTTCATTTTTAAATTCTGATAAATTTAAAAGAGCGTTTTTATGGTTTAAAAATAACAATACAATAGAGGCGGAATTTGCTCCTAAAAAAATTAATTTTAATAGTGTAACTTCGACAACTGGAAGCGCAGGTTTATTTAGTGTTACTGACGATGAGTTAAATTTTACAAAACCACCTGCACCTTTTATAGTTCGATATTCAAATTTAAGAATTACGTTTAGCGTTCCAGCAGCTGGAGACCCACAAGTAAAATTTAGCATTTATACCTATAAAGATGGAATTAAAGTAAATGAGCAAAGCTACGTTACTGAAACTGGTGAAATGTTTCTTAACGTTCCATTAGGGGAAAGTGGTAAATATTCATTTTACATTTTATCTGATGAACTAGTTACGTTTACAAGTAAATACTATTTTGGAATTACTTCTGCTTTTAATTTAACAATAGTAACCGATTTAACTGCCTTACAATCTACAGCCCAAACGTCTTCAAATGCAATTGGATTGCAAAACTTTGCGCCTGATTTAAAGTTAGAGGATTTCTTTAGCGGTATTCTAAAGACATTTAATTTAACTTGCTATTCTGAAGACGGTCAAGATTTTATAGTCCAACAGCTCGAGGATTGGTATTTAGAAGGGGATATTGTAGACCTAACTAAATATACTACCACAGAAAGCATTGAGATTAGTAAGACTCAGATTTATAAAAGCATATTATTCAAATTTGCGGAGGCTCAAAACTTACTTGCAATTGAATACCTATCTAGAAATAAAACA